TGTTTACCTTTGCAGAAATAATGCGAAATTCACCTCTGAAATCAAATAATTTATCTAAATCAGGATTATCTATAAAGCCAATATGTATTTGGTTATTACCATGAATAAGCAAAGATTTAGATTTTAAATTTCTAAAATAAAAATTATTTTCAATAATATTATATAATTCTGCAAAATTATGTTTAAGCACAATATTTCCTCTATACTTAATCACAATAGATTTAATAGGCTCTGTAAAACCCTCTAAACTACATTCACCTTTTCCGTAAATTATTTTCATTGGTCTAATATTTTATATACTATTTGTACAATATCGGTAACATTAATAAATCCATCTCCATTCATATCTGCTTCTAAAAACATTTCTGAATCTAATTCACTTTGTCCAAGTATATATTGAATAATTGTAAGAATATCTATCACATTAATATTCCCATCTAAATTTACATCACCACCAATAATTGTTGTATCTATTTCCCCATCATCTTCTCCCCATACTAAAGTGAATCCAACTGTAGGAGAATTACTATAAATAAATTGTTCGTTATACATAGCGTTGTTAAATGATTGAACAACAACAGCAACAACTTCATTTTGAGGTATTCCAATTTCACCAATATTTAGAGTATGACTAAATTCAGAATTTTCTATTAAATTATCATAAATAGCATCAGATTCATAAAATACAGGACTACTTCCATCGACTTGTTGCCCGTAAATAAATACTTTATAATACGCATTATTAATGGTATTCAAGTCTAATTCAGGAATATACTCATGTATATTGTTTGATTTATTCCATGTAATATTTAACTCAGGGTTTACAACTTCATTTTGTTCAATTTCATGAGATGTAATTTCAGGTGGTGCTATTTCAATCGGGAAAAAACAAGCACCAAAACTTCCAACTTCTTGTGATGTATTTGCTAATGGATTAAAATTAATTGCTTGGTCGTCTAAACATCCTAATACAATGTCAGGTTCTTCAGGGATTTCTTCTTCAACATAAGCATTATCACTAAAATTATGTAATTGATATAACGATATTTCTACTTTGTCTAACGATTTTTTAATTTTATTTACAAAAAATATAGGAAGTATCTCTTGACCATTTCGCACCTCCATCTTGGTATAATCTTCACCAAACATTTTACGGTCTTGAATAAGTTCATCGAATCCTACAATATCACCCAGTTCAAATGTTAGATAGTTTAATGGAAGTGTTAGATTAATTATATTATGCTGATTAGCGTGTAATCCTGCTAAGTATTTAGCTAAATTTAATGCAGTTTCTTCATCACGAATATATTTAGATTCAAATACAAACTCTTGGTCAAAATCATCACCAAAAGTTTCATTAATATATTCACTAATCGAATCACCTGATTCATCAGGAAAAACATCGCCAGTTTCTTTAGTAAAGTCTTTAAGACCATAGTCATAATGATACTTAACATTTACTTTCGTATAAACTTTTTCTACTTTAGTACGGTCATATTTATAATTAATAACATCTTCTGCTTTAATTCTTTTTGAAGGAAATACATCAGAAAATTTATAACCACTACCTTCGCTGTCTTTCCACTTTATACTTTTAACCCTAAACTCACCATCTTTAAAATATGGATATAATGGTGTGCTTTCGCTAAGTTCTTCTATTAACTTCTTAGAGTTTATTTTTTTATCTATTGTAAAGGCATATTTACCAAGTTCTATATCATTACTTACCGTATTAATTAATTCCTCGTCAAAATCCAATTCTGAAAGTATTTCGGTGTATATAGCTTGAGATGAAGGTTCTTCACCTTTTCTGCCGATAGTGTTTGTAAAAAAATTATATTTATCTATACCCTTTATAACAGCAGAATGTATAATAAAAATATGATAAAGTTTCGCACGACAATAAAGAAGTTCATCTCCTTCGCTTATTATAGTATTTCTTCCGTAACCTATAAATATTCTTTTACCAGCATCAGTTATACTAAAATTATCTGCTTTTAAGACAGGAGTGTTACCATTAATACTATCATGCAATTCTTCACTCTCTGTTGGCTCTAATAAATATTCTGAACCATAAACATCTCCAACTCTAATATCCCATCTTGGAAAAACTGCATTTACAATACTATTAGCGTGTTGAAATTTATAATATATCCAAGTAAAGTTATCTACAGGATTTCCATCCTCATCTAATACAATGTCAGATGTATTAATATTAGATACATTCTGAAATTTTATATAAAAAGATTTTGACCAATAATCTTGGTCATATATATCAGAATCAGAATTAACTCTACGAGGGTCTATACTCCCTAATAATTGTGGTTCTTCAGAAGTAGGGTCAGGCTGGGTTTCTTCACCACTCAATGATGCGTAGTCTGATGTATCTTCCTTAGCACTATCTGGATTCCATAAATTTAAATACGCATCCCCTGAATAATTACTGCCTTGATTACTTGTAATAACTCCACCTACATTTGTAGGTTTTCTAACAGATATAAAAGATTCTTTATTGTAGTTAAAATTTTCATCAGGATTGTAATCAGAGATAATTAATTTATCATCACCACTACCATCTATTACACATGGACTTCTATCAACTAACCCAAAAACCATTGGTATAGGCTTTCCACGATATTTATCTAATATAATATCATCATCAGGTAAACTTTCTAATGGCAAATCACGATGCAATTTATCTTGTGATAAATCTTCACAATTAAGAGTAACTTTATCTTCATCCTGTAAAAATGTACGAACAATATAAGTACCAGCTTTATAACATTCGGTATCATTTAATGCTTGTGATGATTGTGAAGCATACCAAATAACGACTTCTTTATTCATTAAAGTATTTAAACTATCAGAGAAACGCTCACCATCTACCTCATAATCGCTTATACTTAGGCTTACAGACGATATTTTATACTTTCGTTGTTCTATGTCAAGTGATTCAGAAATTGAAGGGATATTAAGTAATATTGGTTTGTAGTAATCTTCATCAAAAGTAATCTTTTGAGTAGATATACGAATATCATCGCCAATCGTAACTAATACAAAATTAGATAAGTGTTTACTCTTTATATCATCATGAAATGCCAAAGTCTGCACCTCGTCTTACTGCTTCTCTAATAGATTCTGCTAATTCATTTTCTACAAAGTCAGGACTAATCATACCACCATTTATACTAATATTTATAGAACCACCACCACCACTTTGTCCTTGATTCATACGATTAAGATTCTCAACACCGATTGTGTTTACAGCATTTCGGCTCATAACAAATTCACCTCGTTCTGCTTCAATTATAGTACCACCTTGTGAATGTCGTCTGCCACCGATTAGACCACCTGTTTCAAATTTATTCATATCACCGATTGCACGACTAATTTCTAATACTTGTGCAGCACCTAAAGCAATAACAGCAGCCATGTTTGCATAGCCTATTGGAGTAGGAGCACCAGTTGGTGGTGAAATAGCAGCCATAGCTGCACTTGCTGTATTCGCAACGATTGATGCTTGTTGAAGTCTTGCTGTAACTTTAGCTGAACCTGCACTTGCAGCATTTAGTTGTGATAATGAATTTAATACTTTTCCAATAGATTTTGCACTTGCAGAAGCATTATCTTCATATTTATCTTTTAAAGAAGCTAATTGGTTTTCAAGCATTTTAATTACAGCTATTTGTTGTTCAACAGACTCAAATGCTTCTTTATTATTTTTAACCCATTCTATTTGTGCTTGAATTACACCACTTAATCCTTCAGGTGTTTTTTTGTATAAATCTAATGCTTTTTTTTGTGCATCTGTTAATTCATTGTAAGATAAAGTAGAAGTACCAAGAATTGTTAATAATTCTTTTATTGCAAATATTTTCTTTTCAATTTCAGCTTTTTCTTTAGCACTTAAACCAACAGATTCATCTATTACAAAATTTCCTTCTTTTTGTGTATTTGCAAGTAATTCATGTGCTTCTGTAAGACCAATAGTACCATTCCGTATATTTTCAAAAACCTCTCCAAACTTTTCATTATAAGTTTCAGTTTCATCAATAGGAAATAATGATACAATTTCAACATCTCCTAAATTTTGCATTTTATTAGCAGATTCTTCTATTGTAGTATTTAAAGGTTTTAATTGTTTTTCCAAACCTTCTAATTCTTTTATTAATTCAACTTTCTTTAAGTTATTTAATTCTTCAATATATTTTGCAGTTGTATCAATAATAGCTTCTGTTTCACTATTAGATACATCTAATACATCTGTATATTTAATTAATGCTTCGGTTGCAAGTCCAATTCCAGTTGCTATTACTCCCCAACCTAACCTTGTTTGCCATATAACTGCTTCTTTTGTTTTTAAAGCATAGAAAGCCATAGCAACACCGACACCTTTTAATACAGTTAA